TGCTGGTCATTTTGTATTCCTTTCTAAATGGGTAATGGGGAGCTGAAGCTCCCCTGATTAATTTCGGCCTGAGTAGAAGCGGAAAGCCTCTGCTGCGATGGCGCTGGCAGAAGCTGCCACGATGAGGCTCCCGAAAGGCTCACGGTGTTCTGCCGCAATTTTCTCGTTGAGGGCAACCAAAGATAAAAGCTCTGCGTCAGACATATCGTTCATCTTGTGGATGTTACGGATGTTTGCGCGGTTTGTGTAAATGTCAGTCATTTTAAAAAATCCTTTCTAAACTCTATATACTCCATGTAGTGTACTATATTTGGTATTGCAAGGGGTAGAAAGGATTTTTTTAAATATTTTTCCCTGCACCCCTTAAATTCTTAATAAAGTCTTTTAGCTCTGCTTGAGCCCGAAACAGCCTGACCTCTGCCTTGCTATCGGCATCCCTGCGAAATCTTTCGTCCTGCGCCCGATCCACCTCAGAGCGCAGGAACTGTAGATGTGACACCTGAAAGGGCGTCAACGTGTCATCAATCATCAGATAAGTCTTTCAAGGATGATAGCAGCTATCAGAGCCACTGTGGCCGCAGTTAAAACAATATATCTTTTAGATATTTTTCTGCCTGCAAAAAACGGCTTTGCATCAGCCTCAGTTGGAAATAATGCCTCACTCGCTGGTGTCGCATCAACCTTCAGCTTAACAACTTTTGGCTTGGGAGCCACAATGCTATCCTTGTTTAAGCTATCTATTTTTAACTTCACAGACTTCTCTGATCGACCAAATTTATTTGCAATCTCACCGTTGCTTAACCCGTCAGTGCGATACTTCAAAAGCAAGCGCATCTCATCCAGCGACCAACGCCTCTTACCCTTCTTCGTTTTTTTTGCTTTCTTACTCATAGTTTTTCCTCCTGTTTTAATTTAGATTGTAATTTGTTTTTTAGGATAAGGTAATATTTTATATTTCAAAAGATTTATCAAATCTTTTCTACGTTTCTTTTTTGCATTAAAAAAAACATATCTATGCTTGCGTGGACGTTCTTCATAATAAACATTATCTTTTCCATATTTCTCCCGTATCTGTTTCATATTCATGCCATGTGCATAAGTCGTGTGATGCTGATGTTCCAAACCTTTAACTTTTGGGTCTTTAAATTTTGCAGATAGCCCACAGTAAAAAAAATTTGCAGCTTGATAAATTGTACCAACATGACCAGCATTTATTTCGGCAAATGTAACAATAATTTCTTTGTCTAACATTTTAACAGAAGCTGCTATTAAAAAACTTTCTGCATTATGTGGCGCATCATCTTCTGTCCAAAGTCTCGTCAGTTCATAAACATTAGAAGCCTGATTATCTCCACAAACTCCACGTCTAAGAGTAGTCGATGCACTAATTCCATAAGTAACTATACCAATCATTTTATCACTATTAAATAAACCAAAGGCTACACTGATAGGTGGAACTCTGTGCATATAATGTCTATCAATGATAAAGGGCAAAGCAGATCTGCGTGTTATTGGTTTAACAGTTAATTCAGATATTTCCACGACAATGCTCCAATACTTGCTTAGACGCATCGCCTGCACCTTTCCCAACAATAACTTTGTGACCTATATTTTCAAGGTAAGTGATCATTCCTTTCTGATCGGGGGAAAGTCGCCCACCAGAAACCCTCTTCATTTCTACCCATACGTTCCACTCAGGAATATATAAGTCAGGTATGCCTCGAACCACGCCTTCAGCCTTCAAACGCTTGGCTACCGTAATCGATCTCTTCTCGCCATTGGGTATCGCAAATATTAACACCCGTGGATACTGAACTCGAAACCAGTTGATAAAACCAACCTGCTCCGAATGCTCAGAAGGGGATGTCTTCGAAACTGAAATCAGCGTATGGACCTTCTTGCGCCTCATGTTTTCTCTCCACTTGTGTGTAATCAAACTGCACTATTTCTTGATATTTAGGATTGTGGCTGGAAGGCTTAACCTTAATGCGACTGGGCTGAACCCAGAAGTGGCACTCATCTAAAGCATCGTCTGTCGTATCTGCCTCAGACTTTAGCATAGGCTTGCGCGCCGTATATCTGCTGGCCGCATAGCCACCGTGATCTGGGCAGAGCCACTCACTCACAGATACCAACCCAGCGTAGTAAGTGACCTTCAAGCTGTCAGGCTTTCCCTCCTTCTTGTGCCGCCCGTACATCACACTGTCTACCTCATACCACTCAGCCTCCACCTGTGACGATAGCATGGCCCCCTTGTAGGAGTTTGCCCCGTGGTTAAGTGTCGGAGCTGGAAACTCAAACCCACACTCAGGACAGATCTTACAGGCTGCGTGGCACATCGTCTGACAAACCTCACAAGTCTTAATAGGAGCCTCACCCTCGCCAGCTCCTGCCGATTTGTCCTTCGGTTTTACTTTATCAATAAAGCCGTGACGCTCAACATTTTGGCCGTAGTCCAAAATTAATGCATCTGTCTTACCTTCAGCTACCCTCATGGCGCGCCCAACTATTTGGACGTACAGCCCAGTGGAGGCGGTTGCCCTAACAATAGCGCAGAGATCTACAGGAGGATGATCGAAGCCCGTAGTCAAAACATTGACGTTAATCAGGCATTTCAGCTTTTCACTCTTGAAGTCTGCAATCGTCTTCTCACGCACCTTATTACCGTCTGAGCCCGTAACCACACCCACATCAATGTCGTGTCTCTCAAACTCATCCTTCAACATATAGGCGTGGTTTACCCCAGAGCTAAACACCAGCCAGCTCTTTCTGTTGGCCCCCAATCGAACAATCTCTTCGACTGTAGACTTCACAAGCTCTGGGTCAGATGCCGCTATCGCAAGTTCTGACTCAATAAACTCACCACCGCGCTTGCCGACATTGGTCAAGTCGATCTGCTTTACGCCACCCTTGGATATAACCGGCGACAGGTATCCCTGCTCCATCAGCATGGCCACTGGAATATCATACGCAATCCCATCAAAAATTGCGCCCTTACCCTTATGCAAATACCCCGTGTCCAATCTGTATGGAGTGGCCGTCAATCCAACGACTTTAACCATTGGGTTGCAGGTCTTCAGATCAGATATAAAACGATTGTATCTAGTTTCAGTATTTTTAGGCAGCAAGTGCGCCTCATCAATCAAAACAAGATCTGGAGCTGGAACTATGTCATACGCTCTCTGCCAGATCGACTGGATGCCTGCAAAGGTAATTGGACGATCTAAAACCCTTTGCTTTAAACCTGCGCTGTACATCCCAAAATCAGCCTCTGGGTATAAAGCAAGCAACCCATTGGCTCCCTGCTCAAGCAGCTCCTTGACGTGCGTAACAATTAACACCCGTGTGCCTTGGAATGACATGGCGTCTTTTATGATCTGCGCTATGATCGCTGTCTTGCCTGATCCAGTGGGAGCCACAATCAGTGGGTTATCGCCAGCCTTGCCAGCCCAGTAATTGTACAGGCCATCGACAGCTTCTTTTTGGTAGTCTCTAAGTTCAAACTTCATGTTTCACCTACAATATTAAATTCAGAAATTGGTATGTGGATTACAGGCTCTATGTCCTGCCAATCACCTCTATCTTTTCGGCCACCAATTTTAGCGTCCCATTCATTATTAGACATATCAACCCATCCCATTTGATCAGTCCATTGCACTAAAAGTATGCAGTTAATCCCAATGTCACTATAAGATTTTGCCGCAACAACTTTAGACATGGAAATAATGTATGTGGAATATGCAGTTTTTTTATTTGTTCTGCATTTAACTTCTACAAAAGTGCAGACTGTTTTGTTGTCAATCAAACAAAAATCCATTTTGTACTGTATGGGCAATTTTGCAAAATCTACATCGCCACCAAAACTTGCAATAAATTTTTTTACCGCCAGTGTTTCTTTTTTTAGATCCCCAGAAGTTTCATATGTTGGCCTAAACTTCATTACGAATTTTCTCCAAAAATTCATTGGCATCTTCAATGGCCGTTATGTTGTTTTGATGCTCCTCTGCCTCCAAGGAACTCTTCACTAAATGCTCGACAACAACTTCAGCTACATTGGCGTGGATCGTAGGCCAGTGGTGTGCCATCTGCTTGTGAATCAGAAGATTTATTATGATGCTCGACATATCATGCGTGTTGATTTGATCAGGACATACGTCCAAGATGATCGCTATAATTGCCTTCATCTCTTTATCCATTTTGCATCCTTCCATCAAAAATAGCTTGGCTATTGTTTTCGTTCCGAATGATCTCGCCACTGTCCTGATCTTCGTATTCTACAAAGGTATCACCAGCGTCCGTAACCACAAAATCTTTTGGCATGATCTGAGGAATAAACAGATGCTCATCACAAGTAACGACAGGCTTTCCCTTGGCGCAGCTCCACGTTCCATCTTGCTCTGGCGTTACATGGCTGCACGTCCGACAGCTTACCTCTGGAACTTTGCACCCGTGGCACACAGCGAAGTAGCTACAGAACCGACACTGCCAGTAGCTGGGATCTTCATTCAGTTTGGCAGGCGGTGTGTCAGAAAATATAATGTTCTTGGCCTTGCTTACCAGTAAGTTGCCAACAGCCTTGTCGCGCTTAATTCTTTCGCCGTACATCTCATCTGTGTTCTTGTTGACGGCAAAGAAGTAGCACTTGTCCATGTCACCCAAGTGCATACCGATTTGACACTGCGCCCAATACACTGGCTTGGATTTCTTGCACCCTAAGTTCTTCATAGATTTAAAGTTCTTATCGTTCATTGTCTTGAACTCTAGCGTGTGTGGCTTGCTGCTTTCCGCAAACCCCTCGCCCACCCCATCCAGCGACAATGCGAAGTGGCCACCACACTCTGAAAACCTAATCTGCTTGCCTGTGTCTGGATCTTTATCCCAGACCGTAACGCCCACAGCCCGTAGGTTAGCCACGATACGATCTTCCTCGCGGTCACCTGTCTCAAACAAACGCAACATACGACCATCGAACGTGGGCGACCAAGCATGGCGAAACTGATACCACAGAGCGCGACTGCACTCGTTGCCAATCTGTGACCCACCTAAGTGTGGCCTGTGCTCATTC